TGCGACGCTTCTTGTCATCTGGTAGTGCATCAACATACTTGGTGTAGAGTTCAAGCGACTTCTTGCGTCGTTCCTCTTGCATACGCTTCTCTGGTTGATTAGAACCATTCCACTCACCAAATGCCCTTCTATCCATCTCTCCACACTTCCCAAACCGCTTTCGCATCTTCTTCTCTATTGCAACCTCATTCTCATAGTAGCGATACTCAAATCCAAGTGCTTCAATCTCGCTCTTGACCCACACAACCTTCTTCAAGTCTGGTTCTTCAAGGTATTCGTTGATGACCCAGTCTATGATTTTGCCGTCTTTGGTCTCTACCCACCAATGACTATCGCTCTCCTCAAACTTGCGATTGGTTATGCTCATATCACCACCAAACAACTGCTTTCCCTTGAACCATACACCGCCTCCACGAACCTTGTGGGTCTTCTTGTTATTCAGTTTATACACATTGTAGTATGCATTGTTCATACAAGTGAAGTGCTTGACCCAGTAATCGTCATTCTTGCGAACAATCAAATCACTCCAATGTTTGAGTTCTCCAAGTGTCTCCATCTTCTGCTCTACTATACCTACGCACCCCCTCTTTAAGTGAAATATCATCACATTATATCAGTTGCTGTCGTTTGGTAGGCGTTTCAATATCTACAATAGGTTTCGGTGCATCTGGTTCTCTCTTTACAATCAGTTCAAGTGTTGAGTTTCTAACGACAGCAGATAGGACTTTTGCTGTCGCTCCATCATTATACAAGGGAATAGAGAAATGCACAATATTAGGACACACTATAACCTCTACATTTCGTGTATGAGACCAGAGCATTGCCTTGAACAAACGACCATAGTAAGACATCTATATACTTGCCGTAGAGGTTTTTTACAAGGAATAGACGAATGCAAAAGTGAAGGGTGGTGAAGGGTAAATCGCAAAGTTTGGTCGCTGGACAAAGAAAACTCCCCCACGAGGACAAAGTCTGCGATTTTGCCTTCACTTGCCTTCACTTGGGGGTTTAAAGGACACAATGAGGTTTAAAGAGATGTCAAGTCATTATATTAGAACAAATGGATACTCTTATTGGCGACCTCCTCTTCTTGCATTCCAAGCAGACCGCTGATGAGCAGACGACCAAGCACACCAGAGGCACGAACAAGCAAGGGTTCAACAAGATTGATGCACCTATAATGACTTCTATTGCCGATTGGTATATCAAGACTGGTTTTATATCACACAAGCAACAAGCACTTGTAGAAAAGAAACTGATGAAGTATCGTAAGCAGTTAGAGAGCAAGGGCGACTTTGATTATGAGGCATATGTGATTGCACATCGCCCACCACCAACCCCTCTTGTCTGGTTGGGAACGGACTGAAAGAGGTTTAAAGAAATGTCGCATCATTATAGTATAGAAGAAGAATGCCCATCAAATCGTCTGCCTACTCACGATACTACGCAAAGAACCGAGATGCACTGGTGGAGGCAATGAAGGAACGCTACGACCCAGTCAAGAAGGCAGAGTATTACGAGGAACACAAGGAGGAGTTCAAGGCGAATATGAAGCGTCGCTACCAGACAGCAAAGGAAGAGAGGAATATGACACTCCTACGGCAGTTGCTGTCGCTGAACCCCCCAGACCCTATCAAGGCAAAGATTGATGCACTGCTCACCACAGAGGAATACAAGACCGCAAATAAGTGGTTGATTAAGTTTCTTGAACGCCAAATCCCTCCCCCAGCAGTTGCTGTCCCAGAGGTCGCCCCAGTTGTTTCTGCGTAAAAATATCGCCAAAAGAATATCTACGGCAAGTATATAAATGGCGATGAACCGAGTGAGCGATTTTATGCTGACCCTATCCAAGACACTTGTTGAGCAGAAGAAGATTGCAGAGAGTTCGGCGGCTCTCTATATTAAGAACCTCTGGACACTGAATGGTGGTGCAGTATTCAACAACCTTTCGTTCCTTCGCAACACAGAAGCGATTGACAATATCCTTGCTACCTACGCTGACAGCACACGCAAGACCTTCCTTGCTTCCATTGTATCTGTGCTGTCGCTCTACAAGGACAAACCCACATACAAGAAGGTCTATCAGCATTACTATGACAAGATGATGGCGGCTTCAACTGCATCAAGGGCAGTGGAGACCAATGGTGAGAAGACGACCAAGCAGAAGGAGAACTGGGTTGAGTGGGACGAGGTCTTGAAGGCAAAGACTGACCTATACAACAGCGTCAAGTCTTTTGTCAATCAAAAACTCATTACCCCAGCACAATACAATGAACTGCTCTCTCTTGTTGTGCTATCCCTCTACACAGATATCCCACCTCGTCGCAACCAAGACTATGCAGATATGTTCGTGGTAGGCAAGTGGAATGATACGATGGACAAGACCAAGAACTACCTTGACCTTGCTGGTCATCAGTTCGTGTTCAACAAGTATAAGACTGCAAAGAAGTATGGAACGCAGTTTGTGGATATCAAGGAAGCACCTATGCTCACAGAGGCAATCGCCAGTCTCTTGAAGCACCACCCTCTGCACAAGGGCAAGATAACCAAGAACACAGAGTTCAAGTTCCTCACATACAGCGATGGGTCGCCTCTTGTTGCTGTCAATGCGATTACACGCATTCTCAATAAGGTATTCGGCAAGAAGGTGGGGTCGTCAATGCTACGCCACATCTACCTCTCCTCCAAGTATGGCGACATCAAGGAAGAGCAACAGCAAGATGCAGAGGCGATGGGACACAGCGTGGGAGAACAGCAAGGGGTCTATGTGAAGAAATAAGGTGCGTAAAAATGCTCCCAATAAATAACCTACGGCATAGTATATAGAGAATGCCCACTCACCACCTACCCACTTGCCGTTGGAAGAACGAGACTGGACTGGACTTACCGAATATCGCAAAGAAACTCTATGAGAAGGTGCTTCATAGCAATGCAGAGATTGTATGTCTAAAAAATCTAATGAAGGAAAGCACTGGCGAAGTGCGTAATGCATATGCCCTTGTGATACAAGATAGATGCTGGAACTTACAGCAAGAGTATTGGCGACTGACCAACTCCCTTATTGGTGCAACAATGGACTTGGAATATGATGTTCAAGTCAAGAATGATGATGGAAAGGTTCAATCTCGTGAATACTGCACTGGGACTACTGGTCCTACTGGTGCTACAATCAACCCCCCAGACCCTTCATCGTGTGGTTGCAATGGTCCAGCAGACCCAGCACTAACACAAGGAACACAGACAACTGCGTGTCATAGTGATGATGAGGCAACTGGTCGCACTCATCGCTACTTCTAAATACTATCTCCTTTGCTCTATTGCACAATAGACACAAGGAGGTATCGTCCAGTTGGTCAAGACACTCGCCTTTGAAGCGAGGAACAGAGGTTCAAATCCTCTTATCTCCATATTTTTACCATTAAGTAAGCAACTTACTGGTATAAGTATAGTAAATATCTCATCTATATCATAAAAACCACTAAAAAAATATATTTTTTGCCCAATAAAAATGGGTATATGTCATATATTTACCATATAGATACTTACTCTGCCGTAAAAATCCCTATATATGGACAGCAACCTATGACAGCAACATATATAATGTGATGATTTTTCACTTAAAGGGTAGTGGATATGTCATAGTATAGAAGATGCCTCCTCCTCCCTTGATGCCTTGTAAGCAGTGCAAGACGAACATTGGTGGCGATGAGACTGGTTTGTGTAGTGGTTGCGACACAAACTATTGGACGAACCGAGTGGTCGCCTCTGGGGGTGGCGGTGGTAAAAAAATCAATCCTACGGCAGACCCCCAGAGTTGCGGAAATCGGTTTAAAGAAATCTCTTCTCATTATAGTATAGAAGCAATGTCCCACCCCCACGACCTTTACGAGCGACTTGGAGCAGTAATAATCTCTGGGCAGATGAGTGCAAAGCAGAACAAGAAGGGTGAGTGGAAGAAGGTGTTTGGGTTTCGCTCACAATGGGAGAAGACCGAGAAGCACGACTACAACAAGATGGTCAATGGATACGCAATGCTTATGGGTGAGAAGCACGGAATGATTGCGATTGACATTGATGACCCATCACTGGAATGTGCAACTGAACTGATGGATTTGATGACCACTTGCAATCTCGTCGCCAAGACCAACAAGGGTTTCCATTATGTGTGGAAGTATGACGCACGATTGAAGCAGACCACTGGGACTGATGATATCAAGATTGACATTCGTAGCGATGGCGGTTGCATCTTCTGCGAACCCACACTTGCGAAGACACCAGAGGGCGTGGTCATTGCACAATACGAATGGACAAAGATGCCCTTTGAAGACGAGGAACTGGAAGCAGTCCCAGAGGAGGTCATTGAGTATCTTACGCAACTGGACAAGCGGTATGTAGGCGGTGAAGAAAGTGATGATGAAGAACAAGAGCAAGAGGTAGAGATGCCTACGACCGATGACACCACGATAACCACGACGACAACTGAACCTCGTAATGAGGGCGATGATGTGCTTGTCAAGGTCATTGAGCAACTCCCAGTCAAGTATCTGGACAACTATGCAGACTGGATTAAGATTGGTATGGTTCTGCACAATGAGAAGTATAGTTGCGAACAATGGGTCGCAGTATCAAGGCGTTCCAGTGGATTTGAAGAGGGTGGGTGTGAGAAGCACTGGGCGACATTCGCCAAGTCAAAGGGCAAGAAGGTAATGGGTGCAACCCTATGGAAGTTGTTGAAGGAGAGCAACCCCACTGCCTTCTGGTCATTGATGGAGTTTCGCCAAGACTTCTGGACTATCATAGCACTGCTCAATCACAAGGACATCGCCAAGTATTTCTACAATATCAATCCAGATGCATATTTGTGGGAGGAGACAATGGGGTGGTATTCACTGACCAAGACCAATGTATGGAAGCACTATGACAAGTCGCAACCCAGTGGATTGAAGCGTCATATTGCAGACACGATGCAAGACTTGGCGATGGATACCAAGAAGGCAGAACTGGCGACCTACCAGAAGAAGTCTGCGACCATTACTGACCAAGAGAAGCAGAAGGAACTACTCAAAGCACACGCCCAGAAGATTAAGCAGATACACGATGCATATAAGATATTTGGGTCAAGCGATTTCTGCAATGGTGTCATCAGTTTTCTGCCGTCGTTCTTTGAGAAGGAAGACCTCACCGCCACAATGGATATGAACCGCTATATCTTTGCCTTCACTGATGGTTGCTTTGACCTCAATACTTGCACATTTCGTATGATATCGCCACAAGACTACATTAGCACCACAACTGGTTATCCTTATCCCAAGAAGACCAATGCTCCTATTCGCACTGCGGTCAAGAAGTTCTTGTATGGTCTGTTTGAGAATGCAGACGATGAGGCATACTTGTGCAAAGTCCTTGCGTCGTGCTTGTTTGGAGGCAATCGTTGGGAAGAGTTCTATGGTTTCACTGGGTCTGGTGGTAATGGTAAGGGTGTCATAGCAGACCTATTGAAGACTGCATTTGGCGACTACTATTTGAGTGTTGATAATACCCTCTTTACCAAACCATTGGAACGCAAAGACCAACCTATTCCAGCATTGGTGGAGGCACGATGCAAACGCATAATGATGACGACTGAACCAGAGAGCGACGACAAACTGCAAGGCGGTCTTATCAAGAAAATCAGTGGTGGTGATATCATTGAAGCACGAACTCTGCATTCCAAGCACATTGTCAAGTATGTCCCCCAGTTCAAGGTAATCCTTCAAATGAACAATATTCCCAAGATGAGCAAGATAGATGGTGGTATTGAGCGTCGTATGCGTATCATCAACTTCCCATTCAAGTTCGTATCGGCAGAGAAGATGACTGATGCACACCATCGTCTTGGAGACCCAGATGTCAAGGAGAAGCACTGCAAGAGCGATGAGTGGAGAGATGAGTTCATACTCTTGATGACCGAGATATACAAGACTATCAAGGATTTGAAGGCATTGACACCACCACGCTCGGTTGCAGAGGCGACTGGTGAGTATATGGACGACAATAACCCATTGAAGGTCTGGTTGAACAAATACTACACGCTCACAAGGCAAGACACTGACCAAATCAATGCAACTGAACTCAAACGGCAGTATATGGAGGACAACCACATTGAGAAGTTTGGCGATAGTGCATTCAAGAACCTACTGGGTTTCAATAACATCAAGTGGAAGCACACGAATGTGGGCAACTTCTACTTGGGGTTGAAGCGAAAGGCAGTGGAGATGTTCAATGAGGAGTGAAGGGTAGTGAAGGCAAAATCGCAGACTTTCTCCTATACATTGCAATATCCTTGACCAACGACCAAACTTTACGATTTACCCTTCACTTGCCTTCACTTATGTCTTTGATGATACGAGCAAGGCGTTCCTTTGGGATTTTGCGTATCTCTGCTTCAAGGGCAATCATATCTGCACTTGGGCGACACCATATCCACCACATTTATTGTATCCTACTATTTTATTCCTATAAGATAGTAAGATGCCCTACGAAGTCGTTAGGTTTCCAGATGGATACAGAGTAATGACAACTACGACTGGTGCATTCCATAGCAACCATTCACTGCCTCTTGAAACTGCAAAGGCACAACAGAGGGCGTTGTATGCGTCTGGGAGTGCTATGCCCCCACAATATACTGCAAACCTTACAAGACAGCAGAAAGCACAGCAAACTGCACTTATCAACAAATCCAAGAGAGACTACGAACGCACTGGAATGGTCGTAGATAGACCCAAAGTATCAACATCACCTACCAAGCGTTCCCCACACGCTATACGATTTGAAAATAAATACGGATTTCCTATCACAGACAAAGCAAGAGTGAAGGCGACCTTTCCAGACACTGATGTAGATGCAATCCTATCCAAAGGTGTTGGTGCATATGGGTCATCTGGTTCTCGTCCTAATGTAGGTCAAAGTCAGTGGGCGTATGCTCGTCTTGCATCAGTCTTGACTGGTGGTCCTTCTCTACGCATTGACAAGGATTTGGTTGGGGACAAAAGTTTGCAAACCATCAAGGGTAGTGGTAGGGACAAGTTTTTGATGACGGCAAATCGCAAGGCAAGGGACGCTGGACTGATAGGCAAGGTATCATACGCAAATGATGGTGTCCATAAACTCAAAATAACTGCACCAGATGGGTCTATTCGCAGATTTGGAGCAGAAGGGTATGGAGACCACATCTACTGGTCGCAAGAAGAGGCAGAAGGTCGTGTTCCAAAGGGGTATGCAGATAACAAGAGGCGATTGTATAGGGCAAGGGCGACCAAGATAAAGGGCGATTGGTCAAAAGACCCTTATTCACCCAATAGTCTTGCTATCGCTATTCTGTGGTGAAAAAAATGAAAATCCATAGGACAGCAAACTATGCTGTCGTATGGGTTATTGGTTTCCCCTTATTTAACACTATTGAAGAACTTATGACACTGACTGCATACAAAGCGGTTGCCGTGTTTATTACAAAGTTGATACGGCGTTTCAGTATTTTGATTATGTGTCGTTGCTGTCTTGATGATGTTAAAGTTTGGGAATGAATGTTTGATAGTTGCAATGTGGGGTATTATATCATCAACGCTCTTGATGGGTTGCTCTTGTTCTGGGTCTATGGTGATTACATTATTGCCCCAGAAGGAAGGAATAGACTTGATGTATGACGCTGGAACTGACACGATGTTCCCAGCAACATCATACAGCATTGTGGGTAGTCCAAAAGTTCCAGACCAACTGCGTTCCATTATACACTGGGGACACTTTTTTATTGAACATTTTTAACCGAAGAGAACCTCATAGTTGTAGATTGCATCAAGAGTGAGAGTGCAAGTGAATGAGGTATAGGGTTGAACGCTGATAGCACTGGGGGCTGCGATAGGGGCATACGCACCAGCACTTGTGCCTACAAGGACAAAGCGGATTATAGAGTTCGCTGGGATACCAGCACAAGGCACGACTTGGGCTAAACCAGTTCCAGTGATAGTTCCAACGAAGGGTGCAGCCCAGTTGAAGGGACGAGACTGGTTCGTGGCGAATACACCAGTTGTGCTGGGAGGCACACCAGCGACTGGGGCTGCGGTAGGCACAATCTTCACTTCCAGATGCTGTTGGATAGTGTTAAGAGGACCAGACACACGAGGGTCGTAGTATCCGTAGAGTTGGAGAGAGTGGGGGTTGAGACCACCACCAGCAACCGATGCCGTGTAGAAGTCATAAAAAGTAATCGCTGTGGGATTGACCACACCATCTTGCGTGGGAAACCCTTGCTGGACACGCAGTTGCTCACTTGCATACACATTTCCACCAGCCGCTACCTCTTGGGGCGTAATGGAGCAAAGGGGATTATCAAAGCCGTTCTTGACGAAACCTAACGACGCAACGGACATCTTGTATATTCAGTATCCAGTTTATTTTTGGGGCGATTTATCATTCGCCTCAACAATGCATTGATGTCGTAGATGTATTTTTTTGTCAAGTTTTCTACATTAGACGCTCTGCAAGTCCCTTGCGACGACGACCCCCAGTAGCCGCACCACCAGTTTGAGCCCCACCAGTCTGTCCCATTCCTACGCTGGACATAAGAGACTGAACGCCTTGCGGTAGCATCGGTTTGAGCAGAGGTGCAGCCGCCTTTGCAAGAGGGAGGAAATCCTTTGCCTTTGACAGCACATTGCCCAGACGAGAGAACACAGACTGACCACCAACAGCACGAACCAACTGACTGCGAACACCCATAGGGGAGAGAGGTGCAGAGATGATATCTGCCTCTGTGAGGACACCCTTGATGACACGAGAAGAACCCTTGATGCTCTCAAAGAACCCAGAGTTCGCCGTAATCACATACAGATTGAGTGCAGAGAGAGCAGACCCAGAGGTGTTGCGAACAGAGCAGTTGAACTGGAAGGTGAAGTTGCCCACGAGCGATGGTGCTTGTCCGCTTTGCAGTGTGATGTCTTGGGAGGGTTTGAGGACGAGGAAACCGCCAACAAGGGCAGAGTTGCCTTGCCCACCCATATTCGTAGGAGAACCAACATATGCAGTCTGCTTACCCACACCACGCCAAGCAGAGTAGTCCATATCAAGACCATTGCGGAAAGACATAGCGTAGAGTTGCTCCTCTGTGTGAGACGAGAGCAGACCAGAGAAGTTGTCAAAGTTGATGCTGATTTGAGTGAGGGGAAGGTGATAGTCTGCATCAGTAGCCGCATACGCCGTAGGTTTAGCGTAGATGATGAGTAGGTCTGGGATTTGAGGAAGGGTGATGGTCTGGGAAACAATCTGGGACTGGACAGCACCAATGGGGATAGGCGTGGCGAACTGCTGGGAAGAAATGAAGCGTGGGAACTCCATATACGGCACTACGCTCTTGGGAGGAAGGGGAATGTCAAGAGAAGGCGTTAGGAACTGCACATTCACACGAGAGTTGGCGAAAGGAGAACCATTGCTTGTTCCAGCGTTGTAGGCAACATTGGTGAGTGTCGTGCCTACCGCAGAGGTCTGGCGAATGACACGACCAGCGATTGCCGTAGTGCTGGGAGCAGTCATATTCATTACAAGTTGAATGTTCTGGATACCGAAAAGTCCAGTGTCTTGCTCGTGTGTGTCGCTAAACACGAAGGGAGAGAGAACCAGTTTCTCGGTGGAAGTGAAGGAGAAGAACAGAGGGTAGGAAGTCTGCACAACACCAGCAACAGAGCGAACCACTGGAACACCATTCACATAATCCACTTGAACACCACCACTCGTGTAGTTTCCACTACCAGTTAGAGGGAGACCAGTGGGGTCAGTGAAGACGAACTGCGACCAAGCACCATTGGGGACGCTACCACTATCAACAGCGTTGGTGTAGTCGCCAAGAGGGTTGTTGATAGCACCAAACGCCTCGTTGTAAGACTTGTATGTGTCAAGGTATGTGGGGCAAGTGCGTTGGGCTCGGTTCTTCTTGTAGTCGGCGAGACGCAGAACCTCGTAGAGAACATCACCAGTGTTCATCGTTGTCGTAGTGTCGTTAATCGTCGCAGTCATTGTCTGGGCGAGTGAGGTAAGGGGAAAAGGAGCGAGGGCAAACTCACGACCCATCGCCACCACTGCACTGCCTACAAGGGTCGTGTCGTTGGGGCAAGTCGCAGTCGCTTGGAGAAAGCAAGTAGAAGTCCATTCCACTGCCCTATCAACAAACACATTCTCACTGGGAACATTGATATTGTAGGTGTGCTGACTGCCGTTAGCCGCAATAGCGTTAAAAGGCGAGTTCGTAAGGGACAATGCACCCTTTTCAACAGCATACTTGGGGCGAGACTGGACGATGCGGTCGTCAAAAACGGCTAACTTCTCAATGTCGGCACTCATCTTGTATATTCAGTATCCAGTTTATTTTTGGGGCGATTTCACATTCTCACTGACCGCTGTGCTTCTTGCGGAACATCATTTTGATGGATACAGAGGAGAGGTTGAACATACGCACTGGATAGAGGTTGTTATCCAGACGGCACTTCCAAAAGACTTGCACATCAATGTTTCGTAGTTCTTGTCTGGAAGAGGTGAAGGAGGATAGGCGGTATTCTGCCGTAGGGACATATTCAATGAAGGTTCTATAATCACTGGCTGCGTTGAGGGGTAGTGCAATGTCGGTGATGATGGGACTGAACGCACTTGTTGAGTTGTTCGCATTTGCTGTATCGTTTCCAGCACCATACACGATGGGTTCGCCAACGCTCTCTGGGAAGATGGGAATGAGCGTAGATGTGAAAACCAGTGCAGAGACTGGCGACCAGAGCGTAGATGTGCTTTCGTATTCTTGGGTCATCGTATAGTAGGATTTTCCAGTATATGCTGGTGCAACTGGTGGTCCTACCGCCATCGTTGGGGACTGGGGGAAGTAGATATTCGTGCCTTTGTGATTGCTCACAATGATGTTATTGACTTGTCCATTGAGTTCATTGCCCAGATAGTTGTTGTTCAAGTTTGTGAAGAGACCATACGAGTTGGTGTTGAGCCAAAGGGAGATTGCCTCTTCATTACCAGCAGCCCCAGTGCCGAAAGAACGAGCATCGCTACCACCATATCCGTAGGTGTCAAACTGGAAGGTGAAAATGTTGTCGCTGTATGTAATCGTTGGAGGGTCGCTGATGATGCTGGGTGCAACACCAGCACCACCATTGAGTGTCCAGAACGCTTGGAACTGCTCTTGGAGCGACAGCGTGGTCTTGTAGGGCGATAGAGGGTCAGCAGAGGTCTGGGTGAGTGCAAGTGTCTCATTCATCAAGTCCAACCAGTGCTGGTAGGAATACACGAAGTAATAGACACCACGAATGTCTTGACTTGCAATAGGTGGTAGAGGCAGTTGAATATTGAAAGCCGCATACGCTGTCGTTTCAGTGCGATACTTGACGAAGCGTCGTGCATACCCATTGAAGGTGAATGGATTGCCTCCAATCAACACTTGCTTGGTCAGTTGCAGTCCAACAGAGTATGCCGTTAGGTCAAGGTCGCTCTGCCCAAGTTGAATAGTAGGGATAAACAACGGCAAATCCTTGTTAGGACCATTCATCGTAAAGCGAACAATGGAAAAGTAGAACTGGGATATGTCCTTGATAAGTGCAGTAGAGCGTGTCTCTTGAAATCGCACGACTGGGTCAAGTCCCAACTGCACTGGTTGAAGGGCATTATCGTTGATGATATCAGCGTTGTAATACACGATATCTGGGTCGCTATTCGGTTCATTAGCACCGCTGAACTCAACTGATGACCGATACATCTTCTATATATACTACTGCTACTTTTTAATCATAGAAAATGTCATTCTGCTGACGAACTCATCTGGTGAAAGACCACTTTTTTCAATCATCTCTGCATACTGCGGTAGGGGGAGGTCTTTGAACATCAAACGGACAGCACAATGACGACCACAAGTTGCAATGTCGCCACCTTCCTTCTGGAACTCGGTTTTGTTGTAGATGACTGGTAGTCCCTTCTGTCGTAGTAGTCTTGACAGAAGTGGTTTCTCTTGGTCAAGTTCGTCGTTCTTTGACTTGGAGTTCCATTTGAGTTGTGCATCTGGTCGTTCCCCATAGGGGTCAAAGAACTCAATATGGTCTGGTCTGCGTATCAGTGCAATCCAGTGTCCAGTCTTGCGGTCTTCTGTAAGGTAGAGCATTATTGCTCGTCCATAGGGGTCAAACACCTCATCAATGTCCTTGACCTTTTTGAGATAGGGATAGGTGAAGATGTGGGTATCTGGTTCAAGGATTTGTTGTAGGTCATCATCACCCAGTGCATACGCTTCTACTTCATCAAGGGGAATAGGAGGAAGTCTGCTCATTCTACTTATCCTCTACATTAGGTTTTGGAACTTTTGGTTCTTCTGCGTTCGGCACAAACGAACTGACTGGGACTTTGATTGTCAGTTTATCTGGGGGCGTAGTGCTTTCTATATCCATTGAGACTTCCAGTTTCTTCCCACAGCAACCACTACGGCATCGCTTGTGATTGACTGCCTTGTAGATTGCAAAGAGGAGTGCAAGAACCCCAGCAACGGATACACCGCCGATTGAACCAGTAGCAAGTGCATTGTCCATTCTATGATTAGAACAAAGATATAATGAGAGACAAAAGTGAAGGCAAGTGAAGGCAAAATCGCAGACTTTCTCTACGCATAGGGGATTTATTTGACCAGCGACCAAACTTTGCGATTTACCCTTCACCACCCTTCACCAATGAAATATATTGTCATTATATAGAATGAAACTTGCAGTCTCTGTTCGCTATCTCACTGACCTCCACAAGCACCTTACGAGCATATTGGGGTCATTAGACCACGATATCCACGCATACTATCACTTGAAGCAGATTATTGATGGTATTGCCTTTGTTTTGAAGAACCCCAGTCTCTATGCAGTCCAATCAGTTTAGGATTTTTGATATGTCCTATGATGATTTATACTCTCACACAACCATTTAAAGACAACGAACCTTATATTTTTGATGAGGGACACTATGGCGGTGGAGATGCTTGTGTCCTTGTGAGAGTGGTTGCTGGTATTTCCATTGCGAAATCATAATCGTCATTTGTCAGTGTCGCTTGAACATAGACTTTGATGTCCAGTGTGTCAGTTCCCACTGGAATGCTTGGGATAATGAAGTTGAGAACACCACAGAACCCAACTGCTTCATTCTGGGTGCGAACATAGATATAGTTTGGAGCAACAGAGTTTGCGATGACAACTGATGGATTTGATGCAAGTTCTGCGGTAGCATCAACCTTCAATAGGTCGTGTCCCCCAGTAGTTGTCATTGTCGCCGTTCCATTGTAATAGATTTGAGCAAGTGCTGTGCTTTCAGTGTCCCAAATATAGGTCGTTTTAGAAGAGAAAAGTTCTTGCTGTGTTCCAAGACCAGTCAATGTGATAGCACCACTTGTTCCAACCGAAGATACTGCTGGATATTGTGTGGGGACTGGAACTGGATATGTTGCACTGACCACTGGAATACTTGGGTTCGTGTTATCTACACTGATATTCGCACCAGCACCTATCCCAGTGATACCAGTGGGTGCTGGAATAACGGCATTGATAGTCAGTGCAGTATTTGGAGCAACTGGTGGAGTTAGGGTAATATTCGCCCCAGCAACAAGGTTGGTGCTGACAATCGGTTGAAGAGGGTTCGTGTTATTTACCGAAATGCCTACTCCCTCATCAATCGCAGTAATACCACCACCAGAGACGATATCAGTGAGATAGGCAAGACCTTGTGAATGACCAGTTGCCTTGTCTCGTAATGCTTGGAACGCCATACTATATACTCTGGTGTGATATTAACCTACCCTAATCTTGATGCAGAACTTTTGCAGTGTGTTGTGAAATAAGGTATTGAGGGAAGTTTTTACTCACACAAATCCAGCGACCCAGTTTGCGTAGGCGTTTGACCTCTTCTGCGTCCATACCTATATGTGTGGTTAGAAGATATTTGAGAGCGTGGTATGATGTTGCTTGGGGGTAGATGACAAAGTGGGTTGCTTCGTTGAGCAATAGGCGTGTCTTCTTATAGTTAGTGATATAGTGGGTTAGACAAAGCATTGTGGTGTTGCTGTGGCGACCTTGAATAGCGAGGTCATCAATCAGTTGCTGAACCACTTTGCCCTCTGCACCAGTGAAGGTGTCGTAGTCATCAAAAATCACCATACAATCCTTGAACTCATCAAGTGCTGGGTAGTCCTCAACAAGAGTGGCGATGTTGATACGCTTGGGTTTGCCCACCTTCATCGTGTCCAGTGTGCTATCCTCATTGAGTTTGCTGATGAGGTAGATGTCTCTTGATGGAAAGAGTTTCTTGTATCCCTCTGCTAACTGACGAGCAATGTAGGACTTACCAGAACCAGATGCACCAGCAATATACCACACTGAACGCTTCTTGGGGTCTGGGTCTGGAATAAGGTTGAAAGTGCTGTCATCTGGGAGGACAATACTGGTGTCCTTGCTCTGGTCGCTTTGAATGCGTTGATAGAGTTTCTTGATGCCTTCGCTTTCACCCACCATCATCTCTGCTGGTATTCCCTTGCTAATCGCCTCTTGGATACGATTGAAGACCGCCACCCTTTGTGCTGGTTTCAGTCCCTTCAAATCTGCCTCATACTTGACTGCACTGAACTCCTTTTTCGGTTGCTTCTTCGGTTTGACCATATCATCGTGGAGATAGAGTATCTCGCCGTCGTAGTCCCCACCTTTGACAATCGCTATGGGTCTGCTTCCTTTCTCATTATCAAAGGAGATGCTCGGCATTTTCTGTATATTACTCCCAAATATTTTAAAAGACTGGATTTCGTTTGTTGAAAACTGCCGAAATCTGGACTTTTCCAGTGCTGTCGCTTGATTATTACTATGGGTCAGTAGGCACATCGGCAAGGTATTCTGCAGTCAAAGTGGGAATATGCCCTCTTACATTTTCAGTCCAGACCTTCTGGTATTCCTTGTTGGACAAGACCTTGTATGCCTTCGCAAGGTTCTCTGGTGTGCCTTTCATATAGATTGTATGGTTCTCTGGGTAGTATATGCCTTTATCAACAAGGGCAATGGTTATCTTCTTCTGTTTCCCTATGGTGCGGTTCATCACAATGAGTGGTGCTTCCACTTGTGCTTTGGGCATATAGGTATTGACCACATACTGCCCTCTTGTTCCCTTCAACTTCTTATCTACAACAAGACCTTCGTTGGTTATGTTCTCGCCGTAGATGATGGGTAGATTTTCAGTTGTGCGTGTCCCACTCATCAACTTGGTCTTGTCATCGCCCTTGATTTTAGAGGGGTCAAAGTTGCCTATCTTAATCTTGACGAGGTCTTTGAGACGCTGTCCAGTATATGCCTCACCAGTGGGGTCTTTGTTCGGCACAAAGATGATGTTGTCGCCTACCTTTGCGATATAGTCATTGGTGGGCGTGGTCTTGCGAACTTGGAATATCATAACCTCAACCTTTGCACCAGCGAACCAGTCCAGTTTTGGCGATATAGTAATGCGTTCAATATTGGAATGCTTGTGGATAAAGTCCCTCATCTTCTGGAATGCTGGTGAAGTCAGCAAGGAGACTGGAATGACAAAGGACATCACACCCTCTGGTGCTAAATCCTCAATCGCCTTGACCACAAAGAGACCATATATATCT